GCTTGCCGTATGATAGTGCTACGGCAACCCGTAGTACATGGGGCGAAGTAAACAAAGATAAGGCAATCATTATCCATCTACCCGCAGGAACAGGCACGTGCAAGTTAGTGTGGATAGATATTAAAGAAGGCTGGAAAGGTTTACAATTAGCCATGAAAGCAAGAAAGTGGAGAGACCAGAAAGGTTTAACCACTNCATTTGAATAGGAGAAAAATGAGTAGCACTGAAGCACCAATCAGTATCAATCTCAAAACAGCAGGAGGCACACAGATAACTCTGCGTGCAGAAACAGCAGACCAGTTTGCTGACATGATTGCACAAGGTATACATGTTATAACCGATGCAGTTACTGAAGTAGAACTAGCAGTCAAAGGGACATCAGCAAACAAGCCGATGTCAGTAGCAGACATTGCCTCTAGTTTCAATGCAAACATAGCATCCACAGAATCAGGTGGAGAAGAAACAGTAGAAGATAAATGGGGTAACACTTGGGTATATAACAAGCCAGGTGCACCATCATGTGAACGTGGTGTCATGGTTCTTAAGTATGGTAAAGCACAGGCAACTGGCAAACCATACAAAGCATTCTATGACCCAGCAGCAGGTCCTCGTTGGACTGGGCCAAAAGTTCCAACAGAACTACGTACTAAGCCAATCTTTGCTTAGTATTTTATAGTAAATGGGGGCTGAGTCGTGGTGCCAGCCCCCATCTACAGTAAAGGAGAACAATGAAAACATTAATTAGAAGTGTTAACAATACAAATGTAGGTGGCGAACCTTTACCTGCCGTCTTTAAAGTATTTGAAAATGCAGGAATGATATTACGTAGAGCAGAGGTAACAGTAATAGCAGGCACCCCAGGTGCAGGCAAGTCATCAATTGCATTAGCAATTGCAGCCAAAACTAAACTACCAACTCTTTATTTTAGTGCAGATACCAATGCACATACCATGGCAATGAGATTGATTGCTATGACTGGTAACATCAGCCAGCAACAAGCAGAACAACTAATCAAACGTCAGCCAGAAAAAGCAAAAGAAGTATTAGCCAATGGTAATCATTTGTTTTGGTGCTTTGAATCCAGCCCAACACTAAAAGATTTAGATGAAGAAGTATCAGCATTTGAAACCATTTGGGGCAAGAGCCCAGCACTTATAGTTGTAGATAATCTTATGGACATAGCAATGGATGGACACGATGAGTTCGGTGGTATGCGTGCAGCCATGAAAGAACTTAAGTATCTGGCCAGAGATACAAACGCAGCACTACTTGTATTGCACCATACCAAAGAAGGATATGAAGGCAGTCCATGTCAGCCAAGGTCATCAATCCAAGGGCTAGTCAATCAGATACCAGCAATGGTATTAACTATTGGTCAGATGAAACAAGCAGATATGAATTACCTATGCGTTGCAGCAGTTAAGAATCGCTATGGTAAGGCTGACCAGACAGGTAACAACTATGTTACCCTTGCATTCAACCCAGAATCTATGTATCTAGATGATGTTATGATTCGTTATATGCCACAGCAACAGGAGTTTGAATGAGCAATCCACGCAAAGCAAAGGGTTCCAGCGCAGAAAGAGATGTAGTTAATTGGTTAAAGAAATGGTACCCATATGTAGAGCGTAGGATTGCAGGTGCACACTTAGATAAAGGAGACATAGCAGGAGTTAATGGTGTAGTTATAGAGGTAAAGAACCACAGAAAGTTAGACCTATCCGCATGGGTAAAAGAACTAGAAGTAGAAATTCAAAATGATAAAGCATGGACAGGTGTAGTCATACACAAACGAACAGGTAAAGGAGATGTAGGAGAATGGTATGCAACAATGCCAGCAAAAATATGGATAGAATTAATTAGGAAGATTAATGGACAAACATGATGTATCTGCCTACTTAGTACACGTAGGCGCCACCCTGCCAGCAGTGGGGCATGGTTGGCGCAAGATGAAGTGCCCATTCCACGGAGATAAACACGCATCATCAGCCGTTAACTACGAAGAAAATAGATTCAAATGTTTTGGTTGTGAAGCACAAGGTGATGTATATGATTTAATAATGTATAAAGAAGGAGGTAATTATATTGAGGCTATCAAATTCGCAGAGAGCATATCTCTTGCAGGCAACAGACCAGTACGCAAAGGACCTGCATCTAGCAACAGAATATCTTTCAACTCGGCATCTATCGGTAGAAGAGGGCAGAAGTTTTAGCCTAGGTGTAGTAGCAAACCCATTGCCAGGACACGAGGTATATAAAAATAGATTAGCAATCCCTTATATAACACCATCAGGTGTAGTTGATATTAGGTTTAGAAGCATGAACAATCACGAAGACCCTAAGTATATGGGTGTACCTGGGGCTAAGACTACAATGTTTAATGCACAAATAGTATTAACAGCAGGTAGTTATGTATGTGTAACTGAAGGTGAGTTAGATACAGTAGTGCTATCAGTTAAGACAGGTCATCCATCAGTTGGTATACCTGGAGTTAATAACTGGAGGCCATACTATGCAAAGATACTAGATGATTTTGAAACAGTAATTGTATTAGCAGATGGTGATAACGCTGGCTTAGAGTTTGGCAAAAGACTAAGTAGAGAACTACATAATGTTAATCTCTTACAAATGCCAGAAGGACACGATGTTAACAGTATCATTGTGCAAGAAGGAAAGGAGTGGATAGATGAGCGAATTCGAAAATGCTTGGGCAACTGACGAAGATTTTTGGGAGTTTGTTGGAGACAATAGAAAGTTAGTTGGCATAGCAATATCAAATGGTCAAGGACTAGACATTCTTAATGCACTTAAAGATATCTATACTACGATAGAGAAAGAACCAGAGAGTGCTATGCGTATGCTTACACTACTAGGCACAGTTATATATGCCAGCAGCATAGGTGAAGGTAAACAATTTACAGATGAGATACAGGTAGTATCAGCAATGGAACAATTTGATAGCAGTATGAAGGAGATGTTAGATGAAGAATCCAAGTGATGTTGATGTAATCCTCAACGAACTGCGTAGTATTATGATGAAGAAGCAAGAAGATTACGGACCTTTGAACATCGCCCTTGCCCCTGGCGGTGCGATGAATGGGCTGAGGGTTAGGATGTATGACAAACTGGCTAGGCTAAATAACATGGCTGGTAAGGACGCCACGCCCAATTTTGAATCAATAGAAGATACCCTTATAGACCTGGCTAACTATGCAATAATAGGACTATTGGTACAAAGAGGACAATGGGAAGGTATCCACAATGTGGAAAATTAGAAATCCATTTTACTGGGTAGATACACCCAGAGAAACTATACTTGTAGTTTGTTATCGTTGTTCCAAAAATTTTGCAATACATATAAAAAATGTACGAGTATATAATTATTGTGGTAATTGTAAATAAATGAATCAAGAGTGGGTACAAGAGTATGATTTGCTTGTGTCTACGCTTGGCATGGAGTATTCCAGAAAATATTCTATAGTTGAACCTTCAGATATAAAACAGATTTTATGGATGTGGTTTGTTACCCATCCAAATAAATATACAGAGTGGTCTAAGTTACCACCCAAAGATAAAGAAAAACTAATTGCAAAGTCATTGCGTAATGCTGCTCTTAAATATTGTGAGCAAGAAAAAGCCCGTAAGTTTGGCTACGATATGGTTGACCTTTACTATTACGACCCATCAGTTATCGAAGCATTTCTCCCATCTATTTTGGCAGATAGTTATGAGATACCTAGCAAGATACAAGACCTTAACTTTAAATTTGGTAAATCAGGAGAAGTAACAGACGGAAACAATTGGCTAGTTCTTAGGTCAGATATTGAAAAAGCATTCAACAAGTTAGCAGAGGCTAAACAAAATATTTTAAGACTAAGATTTACAACGGACAATTATGAGTGGAACGACTTAGCCAAAGAATTAAACACATCCGCTGATGGTGCACGTATGAGAGTTAGCCGTGCAATTAACTCTTTGATTAGAGTATTGGGTGGATGGCGTACTTACAGCGATACAGATAACTTAGAGGCTAAAGATGAAGAAGAAGAAGATGACACAAGAGCCTAAAGAAATAAAAGATTTATTTAAAAAAGATTACAGCAATGCTATGGACCTACGTGGTAATCCCATTGGAGATATATGTGTATGTGGTTCACAATTATTTACAGCAATAGTAGCCTTTGAGTCTGGTGAGATAGCGTTTTACTTTTTAGATGGTGAGTGTGTAGACTGTGGTTCATTGGTAACCTTACCCACACCAATAGATGATATAGGAATGGATTGTATGTAATGCCCTACTATGATTTTGAGTGCAAGATATGTACTAAAGTAGAAGAAACAAATGATTCTGCTGCACCATTCTGTGGCTCTTGCGGAAATCTTATGACTCGTATATGGTCCTCTACACCAGTACATTTTAAAGGAAGTGGCTTCTACTCAACAGGAGGATAAGATTAAAAGACTACGTCATTTATTTTGTTTTAATTATATGTGGAAAGTAATAGACCCAAGTAAATCTTTATGGCATCTTAAGTGTACTAGGTGTGGTTATCAAAAGGTGATTAATCTTGATTGATTACCCAACATGGAAAGATATACCATCATGTACTGGTATTGATGTAGAAGTATTTTTTACTGAAGAAAAGGGTAATTATCCCCATCTTAATTATATTAAAAAACTATGCAGTACTTGCCCAGTACAAGTCCAATGTTTTGACTATGCAATTGAAAATTTAGTTGAAGGAATTTGGGGCGGTACTACTAAAAAAGAAAGGGATAAGCATAGAAGTAAACGTGGAATAATTGGTAAGACAGTTGTTCCTGCTTCTATATTTAATAGTAATTATGAATAGACTATATTCTTTAACCCCAGAAGAAGAAGCCATTGCAGTTGAGGTTGGTTATCAAAGGCAAAAGCCATACTTTGGTGACCCTACTCGTAATATAAATTATTCAGAAGGAGACCTCTGGGAGTTATGGCAACATGTTGTTGCTGCTGGTAGTGAATTAGCATTTGCTAGAATAATTGGCAATACAACTTTCATTCCTCATTTTAATAAATGGAAAAATGAATTAGATATTCCTGGTCTTGGTGAAGTTCGTTATACATTTAATGACCAACCTAAATTAAGATATACAAATAGAGATAATGATTCTCTTATTTATATATTAATGGCTGATGGATTACGTCATAAGACCAGACGTACTGCACCTGATTGGTTAGGAGTTCCATACAAAGCAATTGGTTGGTTATATGGTAGTCAATGTAAAGTAGATATGTTTAAGTATAATGAAAAATCTTGGTATGTTCCTGCAACATATCTCTCATCAATGGATACATTACCGTTGGAGCAATATGTCAAAACTATCTGACTTTGATTTAGACCTGTCCGTTGGGCACGAAGGGGAATCCTTAGTCAATCAACTACTTACCAATGGTAAAACTATTGAGGTTAAGACAGACCTTAAATGGAAGAACACGGGCAACTTATATATAGAAACAGTATGCTGGTCACATAACAATGAAGAGTGGTATCCGTCTGGTATATCTGCAACTAAGGCTGCATACTGGGCATTTGTATTAGAAGGAACTATATTGATAGTACCAATAGAACATCTTAAACATGCCTTAAGTTTGTATGGACACCCAATTACATGTAACATACCACCCAATCCATCAAAGGGTTATTTGATACGACCAGATAAAATCCTGCAAGTAATACAAGAGTTGGCTAAGTAGAAGGGGACTACTTAGAAAACAAAAAAACCCCCCAACCAGATAAAACTGGAAGGGGGGTTTTGTTTTGCTATTACTACTTAGTAAGCCCAAACTCTGGTGCTGACTTGTCCAATGCTTTTAATATAGGACCAACTAAACCTGCAACAAATGCTGCTGCTAATACTTTAGGGTCACGTTGCCCTGCTGTATACAATGCAACTGCTGCGGCAGCAGCGGCACGAATGTATGAGAGTGCAATTTGTTTTGCTTTTTCTTTATTTATCATGGTTCTCCTTAAAGGAACTTAATTAATTCAGCCCAAGTTTTTGGACCGATGATACCATTGGAATCAATTACATCGTGATTATCTTGGAACTTAATCACAGCAGCCTTGGTCTTAGGACCATAGATTCCATCAGCAACTAAAGCAAGGGCTTTTTGTACAATCTTTACGCCATTGCTTCTATCCCCAGGTTTAATAGTCCCAGGAAATTCTGGTTTATCTGATACTGGTATAGCAACATTAACTTCATTGCCTACATAGTTGGGGCGACCAAAACCTACAATAGATACCATTACCTTTTTCTTATTGGCAATATATCCACGAGTCTTAACGGCTACCTCACCACCATTACGCTGGTCTCCCTTGGGATTACCAGCAGTATTACCCTCGATACAAGTAACAGTTCCATCTCCGTTGTTTTCAATTACAATACCAACGTGAGAGATTCTATCTACGTTATCTCCAGGGAAATCAAAGAAAGCAATATCGCCAGGTACTGGCTTAGCATTCTTAGCATCAGTCCAAACGTTCATCTTTTTAAATGCACCAGCACCAGCCACAGTAGATACCATATTAGGTACCTTTACTCCTGCTTGGTTAGCACACCACATAACAAATGAACCACACCAAGGTAGAAAGTTTGCCTTAGTAAAGGCACCATACTTGGTTTCATTATTCTTTGGACCTTCGATAGTTCCAACTTCTTTTTTGGCAACCTCAAGGATTGCAGCAACTGTTCCCTTTTTCATTAGTTATAGTTAGGGTCAATCTTTGCTTGCTTATCTGCAGCCTGACGAGTTTCTACTTCTGTATCAGCAACAGTCTTTGCGCCTTTATCTACAGTTGAAAATGCGGCATTAATTTCATCAAGAGATAATTTGCCATCATCCATAAATGCACGGGCTAACTTTTCTACTACTGCTGCTACTGCTGTAAGACCAGCCACAGTTACTGCTGTTATTGTATCTACACCAGCGATAGCACCAGCGCCAATCACAGATAAACCGCTTGCTGCAAATACTGCAACAATACGCATTAATACATTTTTTAACGAGGCCATTTCATTTCCTTATCTATTGTTAAATTGACATCCAACCTTGATATTCAGCCTCTGGATTATCCATCAGCCATTGTTGCCTTAATTTATTTTGGTGTTCCCAATCAATATCATTACTCATCGTTAGAGTTACGCAATGGATAAGTGATTGCCCAAACTACTAAAGTCAGTATGATTGCATAACCAACTACAGTCTTTGCAGAGCCAGTCAATACAACCCAAGCAATAAACATACCTAGCAAGGTCCATAATTGTTGAACCATATCTTTTAATACTTTCAAGGTTTTCTCCTTTTGTATAACTTAATGTTGTCATTTGATGGCACACTAGTACCTCCACTTGTAGGTGTAGGTGTGGCTGTTTTAGCAGCGGAAGTTACGGCTACTGCATTAACAGCAGCCTGAGTAGCAATAACGGAAGCAATGATTGTATTCTCTGATTCTGTTCTTTCTTCTTCAGACATATCAGCACCTATATTTGAAAGAGCAGTAAGCACCTCTGCTGGGTTATCAAAGATTGCTGAGATTAACTCTGCTGGATTCTCTAATAACTGTAGGGCTACTACTGTGCCAGCCTCAAGCACTACACCATTGTCTAATTGAACTGGTGTTTCAGGTGCAAGGGTTTCTAATTCAACTTCATTTGCCTGTACAACTTCTTCTACAGGTGGTGCTTCTTCTTCAACAGGTGGCTCTTGTTCTTCCATAGGTGGCTCTTCAGCCTCTACAGGTGGTTCCTCGACTGGGATAGGTGGTTCTTCCACTTCCTCAGGGGGTTCCTCAGCCTCTATAGGAGGCTCTTCTGCCTCTACTGGAGGTTCTTCAGCCTCAATGGGTGGTTCTTCTACTTCTGCTGGAGGCTCAGGCTCTACAGCAGGGGGAGGAATAACAATTGCAGGGGGTTCAGGTGCTACAACAGGAGGCTCAGGAGCAGGGGTTGGTGCTACTGGAGTACTGGTATCTACCGTTGCTGTAGTTCCATCAACTGTTGAAGTATTGGTATCAACCACAACAGTACCTGTATCTACTACTACAGTAGAGGTATCTCTAGGTGGTATCAAGTTACTGCTTAAAGTATAAGTTCCTATTGGTCTTTGACCAGCAACTACATAGTCATAAGATGTAGCACGAATTGTATAAGTATCAGCGTTTAATGTTCCGCTAAGTGCTGATGCAAAATAATTATTTATAGAATGGTTACTATCATCATCTCCCCTAATAGGGTTGACGGTAGTGCTATCAGCAACGCCACGATATAACCATATCCAAGAATCTACCCAAGCCACACGCTCTACTGTTTGTGAATCAACCACTTCAAATCGTGGTCCAGTAGTGGTAGTAATTGTATAGGCTGTTGTTGTATCTACTTGAACTACTACATCTACATAAGCAGTCGTAGCATCAAGATTAATTATTACATCTTCTGCGCTTGCTGGATTTGGTATAAAAAGTAAACTAATCCCTATTACTAAGGAGCATATAAATTTGGTCAACACGGGTTTCCAATCGGGTAATGCGTCCCTCTAGATTATGTCCCCCGTTACCATCAGGTTTAAGTTCTGATAGATAATGTTTTACTAACCATCTAATTGAACCAGCAAAACTGGCTACAATTGTTGCGACCGCTACTGCTAAGCCAGCCCAATCTGCGCTACTCATTATACGGTCCTAATCGTAATTTCAATTACGCCTCCGAATCCATCAAACCTTCTGTCTGGTGGAGTCATGCGAGTAAATGAGATTTGTTCAATAATTACTTGACGAGTTTCGCCAGTAGTTAGGTCTTGCCAGGTAACAACATCGCCACCTTCTTCTATGTTTTCTAATATTTGTAATCTTTGTAAGGCTGAACCTTCATAGCCAGATATTACATTGTATCTATCTGTCTCTATATCAAAGCAATAAACAGGAAACTTTAAGTTTCTTTGTCTAGGCGTAGCAATAGTAGCCTTGGCCTGATAACCCTTAAATATAGGACCAGTTGATGTAGTACTTGAGTCACGATTAAATGTAAATTTATATGCTACATATTCTTGTGCAGTTTGAGGCTGAGATGTAGTTACCTCAACAGCAGTTACTCCTGCTTCATAGGTAATGTGGTCATATGGAACATCATTCTTATCTATAGTTGCTAGTGTTAATGAACCTTTAGTAAAGTCACCACGTGCTAATAGACGCTTAAAGTTCTTAGGTTCAAGGGTACCGTATCTAATATAACCACTAGTTAAGTAACCAGTTGGGGCAAGAGTAGATGCTGACTCAAGATAGATAGCACCATTGGTAGCCTCATATGCAGTACAGAATGTAAGTCTATTTGTAGCCCCAAGAAATGCAACACCTGTTGTGTAATGCTCTGTTGCTTGTGTTACTTGCAGGTCATTAGCATAGGCAAAACGTAAAGTTTCAAGTTCGTTACCTAAATCAATACGAATAAGACCAGCATCTAATGCACCAATACCAGAGGCTGCCCAGATAAATCTATCTCTTGCAGCAAAGTCATACACTGGTTGTGATGATTCAAATATTAATGGACCATAAGATAGAGAACCATCTTGGTCATTTATATCTGCTACACGCATACCCTTGTTAGTGCCTATGCACATGTATCCTAAATAGTAATAAAGTTTCTCAACTATCTCACCAGCAGGTAACTCCGCAGCCACTACGGCTGAGGTAAGAGTAGGCATTACTCCTGCGGTTGATAGCGTGTACTTCTGAATAGTTGAGTAAATACCTGAGTGTCCAGCAGTATAGATAGCAGGACCAGAAGCAGACACAGATGTGTAATGGTAGTTAGTATTAGGGTTAGTATAAATAGCAGTAGGTAAAGAGGTGGCAGATGTAGTTACTTCATACACTGCATTATTTACGCAAAGAACAATACGGTCTTTAACAAACTCCATTGCTGCATATTTAATTTCAATGTTGCCGTCTTGGAACATCTGGGTAACATCACCAGATGCGCTAGGGTTAGAAGAACCACTAATTGAATCTCCAGATAATGGTTTCTTAAACATAGTAAGACGCTGATTACCGCCTGATGTTTTGTTAGTTATCCAATAGGCATTAACACCATCATCGCAAATTGCATATACTTTTTTATCAGTACCAGCAAGGTAATCAATGTAATGAATTACTGGGTCAGTTACACCAGTACCTGCTGGAGATACAGCAGTAGAGACTACGTCACCTGAGGTTTTAGCATAAGTAAAAGTAGTTGCTGTAGGCACAGTTGCAACACGGTAGGTACCATTAAATGTAGCATCTACCCCAGTAATAGTTATATCCATACCAACAGTTAGTCCATGTGATGCTGATGTGGTAAGGGTTACCACGTTAGTAGTCAAAGCCTTATTAGTAATAGATACAGTAATTGCTGGATAGATTTTATCTACATCGTATTCATCGTGTAGTAATACACCGTTTACATTACTCCATTGAATAGAACGAACGTGTTGATTAGGATGTTGATGGTCAGT